CAACTGGGCGTTTCGACTCGTGGTATGGGAAGTTTGACGCAACAAAATGGCGCTATGGTCGTTAAAAACGACTTTCTTCTAAATGCGATTGACATCGTACAAGATCCATCTGCTCCGTCCGCATTTGTTAATGGGATTATGGAAGGTGTAGAATGGGTTTGGAATAACGGCATTATTGAAGCTCAAACAATTGAAAAAATGGAGACTGAAATTAAGACTGCTCCACGTGCTGATCTCTATGAGACTCAGGTTCGTGAGTTTAAGAATTTCCTCTCGTTGCTCAAAACTAGATAAAATAAGGAGTCAATAAAATGACTGATCAAGAAAATCTCGATCAAGATGTTGAACTCCATGATGACGAGAATGAAATCATGGAAATGTCTGATCACGAAGCTGATTCAGTAAAGAGCGCTGATGCTGCTAGCGATGCTAGTGGTTCAGCACCAGGCCGTAAAGGCGACAACGCAACTCAAGAACCAATGCCAAAAACCAAAGCTGCTCTTATGGCAGGTATGATGGCTAAAATGCAAAAGATGGATAAGAAATCTTTGCAAGCTATGTACAAGGAAGGTATTGAAGTTGACGAAGATGGTGAAGTAATTGCTGAAGCTCCAAAAGCTGAAGTAACTTATGAAGCTAACTTTGAAGAAGACTTGAATGCGCTTGTTTCCGAAGAAGCAACTCTTTCTGATTCATTTAAAGAAAAAGCTGAAACAATCTTCGAAGCTGCTATTAAATCTAAACTATCTGAAGAAATTGATCGTTTAGAAGAAAAGTACAACGAAGAACTTTCTGAAGAAATCTCATCAACCAAAGCTGATCTTGTAGAAAAGGTAGATTCCTATCTTAACTACGTTGTAGAACAGTGGATGGAAGATAACAAGGTAGCTGTTCAAGCTGGCCTTCGTACCGAGATCGCCGAAAAGTTCATGGATAATCTGAAAGGATTATTTGTTGAATCTTATATCGACGTACCAGAGTCAAAAGTTGACCTAGTTGACGAACTTGCTGAAGAAGTTGATGAGCTTGAGACTAAGCTTAACGAATCAACTGGTAAGATCATCGAAATGACTGAGGAACTGGAAAGCTTTAAGCGTAACGAAGTAATTCGTGAAGCAACTAAAGACCTTGCAGAAACTCAGATCGAAAAACTTAAGAACCTTGTAGCTGATATCGACTTCTCTGACGATTTCGCCAGTAAAGTTGCTACAGTAAAAGAATCTTACTTTAACAAACCGGCAACAACTGAAGTTGTTACTGAAGAAGACGATACCTTTGAGGTTGAAACTTCTGACGTAATGGGTAAATACCTCAGCGCCATCAAAAAAGCAAATAAATCCTAAGGGAGTCCTAAAATGCAATCATACGATAATCTCGTTGAAAAGTGGGCACCGGTACTGAACGAAGAATCTGCCGGTGATATCAAAGACGCGCATAGAAAAGCTGTAACAGCAGCAATTCTTGAAAACCAAGAAAAAGCTCTTCGTGAAGAGTCTATGCTAAACGAAACAACTTCAACTGGCGACGCTGAGCGTTGGAATCCAGTTCTAATCGCACTCGTACGTCGTGCTATGCCTAACCTCGTAGCATACGACATTGCTGGTGTTCAGCCAATGTCTGGTCCAACAGGTCTGATCTTCGCAATGAAGTCAACCTTCCAGAAAACAAAAGCTGGTGTATCTAACGGCGACGAAGCTCTCTTCAACGAAGCTCCAGTCGGCTACTCAGGTGACTCATCAACAACCGGTAACGGTTCGCTTGGTCCATCTGGTCTTGCTGGTACATTGGACGGCGACAATGACTCAACAATCATTGACTCCGCTTCAACTCACGTACCATATACCGGTGATGCTTACACAGCTGCTGAAGGCGAAGTACTTGGCGGAACAAGCCAAGAAGAACTTGCTCCAATGGGCTTCACCATTGAAAAAGCAACTGTTACCGCAAAGACACGTGCTCTACGCGCTAACTACACGCTAGAACTTGCACAGGATCTGAAAGCTATCCACGGTCTGGATGCTGAAACAGAACTGGCAAACATCCTTTCAACTGAAATCTTGGCTGAAATCAACCGTGAAGTTGTACGTACAATCAACTCACAAGCTAAGATTGGTGCTCGTCAGACATCTAACCAGACACTTGGTATCTTCGATCTGGCAACAGACGCTGATGGCCGCTGGTCAGTTGAGAAGTACAAAGGCATGATCATGCAGATCGAGCGTGAAGCTAACGTAATCGCAAAAGAAACACGTCGCGGTAAAGGTAACTTTATCCTGTGTTCTTCTGATGTTGCTGCTGCTCTTAACGCTGCTGGCATGTTGGATTACACTCCAGCACTTAGCTCAAACCTGAACGTTGACGATACTGGCAACACATTCGCTGGTACACTGAACGGACGCATTAAGGTCTACATCGATCCATATGCATCACGTGATTACATCAACGTTGGTTATAAGGGTACAAACCCATATGACGCCGGTGTGTTCTACTGCCCATACGTACCATTAACAATGGTCAAGGCTGTAGGCGAGGAAGACTTCCAGCCGCGGATCGGCTTCAAGACACGTTACGGAATGGTATCAAACCCATTCGTTGGAGCTACTCCAGCTGACGGTCTTGCAACTGCTCGTACAAACCAATACTACAGAATTATGGCTGTTAATAACATCTTGTCATAGACATAGTATTAATAAAAAAATATTAAGAAACTGGGCTCTCTTCGGAGGGCCCTTTTTTTAAGTATAAATAGTGGTAGGAGTAATTAATATGGCTACATTAACAACTAACATAAACTATATTCAACCTACGTCGTTTAAGCTAACGATTGATAGGAAGAACTATCCCAATCTTGAATTTTTCTTGCAGTCTCTTAGTCATCCAAGTATGACACTGCAACCAGCAGAAGTTCCGTTTCGTCAATTGAGAGGTGTTCCAATTCCTGGTGGAGCTCTTGATTATGGAGAACTAACGTGTAATATTATTCTCGACGAAGACATGTTAGCATATACCGAAATGCACGATTGGATGAGACGAACAGTTGAAACACCACTGAAAGGCGCTCTAGATAGAAGTGATACTGATATTAGTTCAGTTTCAGATATGACGTTGTCTATTTTATCTAGTTCAAATACTGTTATTAAACAGATTAGATATACAGACGCAATGCCGACTACTCTAGGAGATATCGCATTTGAAGCAACGGCATCCGGTACTGAATTTATCGTTTGTCCAGTTTCTTTTAGATTTACACTTTTTGAGCTAATATAAATAACTTTATATTATGGAGATATATGATGATTGACTTGAAAGCAGTCCTTGCCGAATGGGCAGAGGATTCTAAAATTGATAACATTCACCTGGATGAATCTTCCAGAAAAACACCTATATTACATGCTAAATACCTCGAGAAGCTTTCTACAACTAAGTTGCTTCTTAAGAGAGCTGAGTTTTCTCAAAAAACTTTGCTTAAGAAAAAATGGGAATGGTACAATGGCAAAATGAGTCAAGAAGAAGTAGCCGAACTTGGCTGGGACCCAGATCCATTTAATGGTCTTAAAGTAATGAAAGGTGATATGGATTATTACTATGACTCAGATCCAGAGATTCAAAAGTCAGAAGAGAAAATTCAGTATTACAAGACACTAGTAGAAACACTTACAGAAATAGTCTCTAATATTAACTGGAGGCATCAAACAATCGGAAATATTATTAAATGGAAGCAGTTCGAATCCGGAAGCTAAATAATGCTAATCTACATGTAGATTGCGATTATGGACAAGCCGAAGAACTAAACGAGTTTTTCTCGTTCTTTGTTCCAGGCTATAAGTTCATGCCAGCTTTCAAACGAAGAGTTTGGGATGGAAAGATACGTCTCTTTGATAAGAATTCTGGTGAACTGCCGGCAGGATTAATATATCATCTTGTACAGTTTTTAGAGTCTCGTGGTTATAACTATGAAGCTGTTCGAACTCTTTATGGTATGCCATATTCAGAAGATACTATTGACGCAAAAGAATTGGCTAGCTTTATTTCAAAACTAGGTCTACCATTTAATCCACGCGATTACCAGTTTCTTGCTGTTATGGAAGGGCTAAAGCGGCAAAGAGGTGTACTCCTATCACCAACTGGTTCTGGTAAATCACTTATCATTTATATCTTGTTATCGTATTATTTAGGAGTATTGAGAGGAAGTAGCAATAAAAAAGTACTAGTTATTGTTCCTACAACTTCACTTGTTGAGCAAATGACGAGTGACTTTCAGCAATATAATATGCCACAAGGATTAGCTCATAAGATTTATTCTGGCAAAGATAAAGATACTGATGCTCCTATTATCGTATCAACATGGCAGTCAATTTATAAATTACCCAAATCTTGGTTCGAACAATTTGGTATGATTATTGGTGACGAGTGTCATGGATTTAAGTCAAAGTCTTTGATGAATATTATGAACAAAGCTACCGAAGCTGTTTATAGGTATGGAACTACTGGCACACTTGATGGAACTCAAACACACGAGCTGGTTCTTCAAGGGTTATTTGGTAAGATATATAAAGTAACGACGACGAAAAAATTGCAAGATAACGATACTCTTGCTCAGCTTGATATTAAACGTTTAGTACTTAATTACGA